GAATCCAACATTCCTACCAACAGTACCACGTCAGTCAGTGATGGAGTATGGTGTAGAAGCAGAGTATAAAGGAATAAAGATGGTAGGTTACTTTGACAGCTTTTGTCCAGATGTACTAATCATTGAAGAGTACAAGACAAGTAGGAAGTATGGATGGTCACAAGGTAAGGTAGACAAGCATGGACAGCTTACATTTTATTACATGCTCTTAAACTTAGCGCATAAGATAAAGCCGAAGGATGTAACGTGCAACCTCCATCACCTTGAGACAGAGACTGATGAGAATGATGATGTACAGCTAGTAGATCCGTTTACGCTTAAGAGTTACTCGACAAAGAGAACAGTGAAAGATATTAACAACTTAAAGAAGGAGATCTTACAAATAAGATCTGAAATGCTAGAGTACGCACAAAAACATATATGAAAACAATTTTAGAAAATAGTGTTGATTTAGGTATTAGTTTGAAAAATAATCTATATATAGGAGACGAAGGTTTTACTTTAGAAACTAATGATAATATGAAAGATGGTTATTTTACACTAGTATCTCACGAAGATAACGATATAAGTAACAGACAGATAAATATTGAAATGTCTAAAAAAGATTTTTATCATTTTATAGATGAACTATGTAGATTTAGAGATTTTTGTGAATCAAAAATATAGTTATACACATTGACTTGTAAGCACGATAAGATATACTAAAGAAGTGGGTAATTAAACAAATAATCAGTTGTCCAATGGACTACTCAAAATAAATATATGGCATATAAAGAAGCAGTGGATCAGGGTACATTTTTATCAGTTCTCGCAGACGGTAAGTTCCACATGACAGTAGATGAAGGTACAGAAGGTGCTCGTAAAAGAGTGTACAAGACATCTACCGGTGAGGAAGGTTTCAAGTGGGAGAAAGTAATCACTGAAGTATCAGGACTCATTTCAAAAGTAGAGTTCCACGAAGGTGACTACGGTAAGAATCTCAATATCACGATCACTGATGGTGAAGATGAGCCACTTATTATTTCACTAGCAACAGCGCAACCATTCGGAGAAGACATGATGAAGAAGTTACTCGCTGTGAATATGGATCTACCTGTAAAGTTAGTACCGTATTCTTTTATTGATGATAAAGGTAAGACTCGCAAAGGTATGTCAGTCTATCAGAACTTCTTTATTGGTGAAGATGGTAAGCCACAAGGTGATAAACTAAAGTCATACTTCCAAGAGGGGGAAGGTAAGGAGACTAAGAATATCAATGGTTATCCTGATGCTCCAAAGGCTAAGGCTGGTAAGACTATCAGTACGGATGAGTGGAAGATGTACTTCATGCAAGCAAGACTATTCATGATTGAGAAGATTACTGAAACACTTAAGCTTGAAGATACTGATTGGTCACAAGATGCTAGTTACGATCCAGTTACAGGTGCAGCTAAGAAAGGAGATTTCTAGTTTTACTCTATCCCTTATGGGGATAGGAATAAGATTATAATACCAGTTGCATTATGCACATAAACATTATATAATAGGAGTATGAAGATAAGTAAAAAATTACCATTATTATGTTTAATATGTAGTAAACCAACACAAAGATACTGGCATCATGGTGGATTATTTGGAGATTATAAGAAAACTTGTTCAGATGAATGTCATAAAAAACATAAAAGTAATATATTTAAAAAAGTAGTAAAAGATAATATAGAAAAAATATCTAAAGCTTCTTCTGAGAGAATGAAAGTTAATAATCCAATGTGGATGGAAGGAGTAAAAGAAAAAGCTATAGCAACAAATAAAGCATTAGGCACAAAACCAAGAGTAAGAGGTGGAAATGGAGAGGAAATGCCAATACCACAAAGAGTTTTACTAACAGCATTAGGAGAAGGATGGTATGCAGAACACGTAGTTCCAACTAAAGAACCAAAGGTAAATAAAAAATATCCAACTTGTTATAAAATAGATATAGCTAATCCTAAAATGATGCTTGGTATAGAAGTGGATGGAGAAAGTCATAATTTATTTATTAGAAAAGAACAAGATAAAAAGAAAACAGATTTTTTAAATACTTTAGGATGGACAATTATTAGATTTAAAAATAAAGAAGTGATGTCTAACTTAGAAAATGTTTTAAAACAAATATATGCTACAACTATATAAACATCAACAGGATATAATAAATTTAGATCCTAAAAAAACTGGTATTTTTTGGTCTACCGGATCCGGAAAAACTGCCACTACGTTAATGTTATCAAGAGGAAAAACTTTAGTAGTAGTACCTAAGATTGTTCGTGATGATAAAGTATGGGAAAAGAATCTAGAAAAACTTAATATAAATTTAGATCTAACAGTTGTATCTAAAGAAGATTTTAGAAGAGACTGGGATAAATATTGTAGATACGATACTGTTATTCTTGAAGAAATACATAATCTTACAGGTATACAACCGTCACTGGTATACAAGAACAAGCAACCGAAGCCAAAGACCTCGCAGATCTTTGATGCTTGTATCAACTTCATACGTCAGACTAACCCTGATAGACTTTACCTACTAACAGCAACACCGGTAAAGAATCCTCTTGCTGTATATGCTACAGGGCTACTACTAGGTAAGGACTGGGACTATTATCAATTCAGGTCTATTTACTATACACCTGTGAATATGAATCATAGAGAGATCTGGATGCCTAAGAAAGACACAGCGACACAAGAAAGACTAGGAAAAGTTGTACAGTCACTCGGAGTTACCGGAAAACTCGATGACTGGGTAGATGTACCAGATCAGACACATAAGATAGTTAATGTACCACTTACTGAGCAGCAGATAGACAGACTACGAGAGATACCATTTGAATATCCAGATCCACTTGTTGCTACAGGTAAGAAGCACCAGATAGAGCAAGGAGTGCTTAAGGGTGATGAATACTCAAAGTCAGAAGTCTTTGCTACAGGTAAGCTAGAAGTAATAGAAAACCTACGTGAAGAGTTCGGTAAGGTGTTAGTATTCGCAAAGTATACAGAGCAGATTGAGCAGATAGAGAAGCACTTTACTTCCATTTGTCCTGTTATCACTATTACCGGAGCTACAAAGGACCGTGGAGAAGCTATGATCCTTGCAGAAAGCCTATCAGACTGCGTTGTAATAATCCAAAGTACAATTAGTGCAGGATACGAGTTACCGTCGTTCAGATGCACAATTTACGCCTCACAGAGCTATTCCTATGTGGACTTGAATCAGTCACAAGGAAGAACCCTAAGAATTAATAACCTACAGAAAAATTTGTATGTATATTTACTCTCCGGTGAGATAGACAAAGCTGTTTATAAAGCACTAGAGTCAAAGAATGACTTTCAACTAGCAACGTATACTAAAGTAATATGAAACAAGAAGCTAATTCATCACTTATATTTCGCCACTGGTTAAAAGCTAACTACAAGAAGTTTGATAGTTGCACGTTTGAGATGAAAGACACCAGAGGTTCTAACACTTTCTCCCTTCGTGAGTTAAAAGAGGAACAGCGTAACCATGCTCTTGCTTGTAAGGGAGACAAAGGTAACCTGATGCGTACTGTAGGTACTACCGGTATAGCAGACTATATCTTTATGAGAAATGCATATGCGTACATTGTGATCCGTTATCCAAAGATCATGGCTATTATAGATATTGATGATTTCTTACATGAGACAAAAGGAATAACAAGTGATAGAGCAGAAGAGATAGCTATAGAAGTAATACAACTATGACCTGGCTTCGTAAATGCTATTGGTGTAAAAAAGACACAAAGAGTTTACATAACAGAGGAAGAGTACAGTGTAAAGATTGCACTTTTTTACCATTGGCAAAGCGTCCTGATATTCGTACTAAAAAATGGGCAAAACAAAAAGCGCAAATTGCGCTTGATGCCTCTCTGGTATGAGATGCAAGTAGCAAGGTATCCTGCTACTGCCATACCATTATACCATTTCATCCTCTTTTTGTATCTTGACAAGCCATTTCTTTATGTCCCTATATATCAGGAATATTCTGTGTTTTATAGTCATATGTGTATAAGTATCTTGCTTGATACTACATATAGTATACTATTAAAAGTGGCAGTACATTAACTTTTAAGGAGTATGAAATGGCAACTAAGCCAAGCAAAGTGAAAGTTGAAGCTAGGCTTGAGAGCCAGCTTCGTGCAAAAGCAAATGAGCTTAAAAACACTGATAAGAAGTATAAAGCAATACAGGATGAGCTTGAAAAGTCTCAAACTGCACTGTCTCAAGCACTTCAAGTCATGTCTTACACGCCTACTATTTATGAAATAAAGCATAAAATAGTAGGAAAAAGTGGTAATGCAACAGCATTTCTACTTCTGTCTGATATACATTGCGATGAATTGATACCAAAGCATAAGGTCAATGGATTAAATGAACACACTCCTGAAATATCTAGAAGACGTGTTGCAACAATCTTTGATCGCTGTTTACGTTTTATTCGTGTTGATAGACATGAGACAAATGTAGATGACTTAGTTGTATGGTTAGGCGGTGATTTCTTCACTTCCTCTACCATGCACGATGCCTCGGTTGCGTTTCCTCCGATTACTGCCTGTATGTTTGCTCAGGATATAATTGTGTCTGGTCTGACGTTCCTTTTACAAAATGAACCAAAGCTCAAGATACATGTTGTAACCTCAGTTGGGAACCACAGTAGGCTTAGTGGTAGTTCAAAGCCAGTGAATGTGTCAAGCGAACAGGAGCATTCTCTGGAGTGGATGATGTATCACGCTGTAAGGGCTATTTTTGCCCATGAGAAGCGTATAACATTCCAACTCGACAACTCCTACCACAGTTACCTAAAGTGTTATGACAAGACCATACGGTTTAATCATGGGCATCAAGGGTGGAGGTATCAAGATGGTATGGGCGGTGTTCACGGGCCTTTGTGGAAAGTTGTGTCACAACGTTGGGATAAGCAAATCAAAGCTGATCTTACATGTTGCGGACATTACCATACATACACCCCAGCTGCGATTGGGCGTTCATACATCGTTAATGGTAGCACTGTCGGACCTAGCGCCTACAGTCTTTCATTCGGTGCAGAGCCACCATGCCAAGCCTATTTCTTGGTTCATTCCAAGTATGGTGTAGTAGGGCAAAGACCTTTATTCTGTGAAGGTTAAAAATTAAGACCACTCGTTATGAGTGGTCTTTTATCGTGGTCTGTGCGGGTTAAGTGGTTTACACACACGACATTTCCATTTAGTGTCACCATCTTTGGTAAGACACATAGTGTTTTCATCTCTCTCATCAATGGTTCTAAAACAAGATCTACAAAGATGAAAGTAATTGATGAATGGCAGCTGTTTTTTAGGCTGTAAGTGTATCTCAATGTCATCAATACATTCCTGTATGAAAGACATCTTGACAACTTGGTTGATACCTTTGAGCATTGCGACTGCAAACTTAAGCTCATTTGGGGCGAAGTAGATTAGGAGTCCACTTGTCTTGTCGAACTTTAGCTGCATTTTCCAGCTCCTTAAGTCTAGCTTCCTTCTGTTCTTCAAATATCTTGAAACTACAATAGAAGTGATAGGGGACATCTCCGTGAAGAACTTTCGTTTGCTTCTCTGAGATTATCCCTCCACAGCGAGGGCAGTACATGTTGTTTCTCCTAGATTGAGTCTCGCGACCAGACCATCACATTTCCTTTAGGTGCAATCCATGTTATGGAAAGTTCACCTTTCTCGTCAATGACAACTACGTAAAGCTTGTCATCTTTCTTCACCGCAACACAAAGCACTTTCTGCTTGCCATGAGTGCAGAGTGCCTGACGAACAACATCACCACCTTCCAGCTCAGGCTTTTCAGCTTGGGCGGTAGATAGCACCATTGAAAGCAAAAACGCGAGTAGCAGCTTCATGATGTTCTCCTTGAACAAAATTGTCTTCACATTTCTTACAGCATGTTCCACCATTTGCATGATGACCATAGTACCCTGTAGTAATTGTCTTTTCACAGACACAGCATGGATTTAAGTCCACAGTAGGCTCTTCAGCCTTTTGTTTGTTTCTCGGTGTATAGTTTGGGATGACTGGGTTGAACGGCTTTGACATCTTTATTCTCCTGTTTTTTCCACCAACACCAAGTATGGTAATTACCTTCCTTGGTATGTTTAATGTGCATCCCTTGCTTTAGCATTCCCCCGCAACAGATGCACGTGTGTCTTTGGGTCATAATGTCTCCTAGTTAGGTATGTGTGTCGGTCTGTGTTCCATGTGGTAGTTGTAACGCACACCACGCAGAAACATTGTGAAGTAACCACGACTTTCGTCAATCTTCTTTCCACAAAAAACGCAGTACATAATTTCTCCTTTGTTGACAATTAGTTGACAATTGATTTTAGAATGAACTTACTATCTTAAGTATAACAAAAAAACTATCCAACACATGTGGATAGTTTTTTTATAAGTCAATTTATTCAGTAGGAGCGACAACGTCTTCTACAACACCCTGTCCGTCAGCCTCAAGATGAGTACCAACTTCACGGATAGCGTACACATCGTTTTGTAGATCACCTACCTGTCCGATATTTGAGAACACTACGTCTGTTGTACTTTCTGTGCTAACAGTAACTTCTGCCTCACCAAACATCATTCCTACTACTGGAATTGTCTCTCCAGTTACTTTATTCATTATTTCGTATTTAGTTTGCATAAAACTAGATATCGCCTTCCGGCTTTTTAATTGTTAATTGTGTTCCTGAGAAAAATGTTCTAAGGATTATGGTAAGTATACCAGTAAGAGCCATGATGACCTTCATCGCCTCTGGGGATAAGTCTAGCTGATTAGCTAAACCTAATATACCAATAGAAGCTGTTAAGAATCCTACCCAGTTTAATTTACTTAGTGAGAAATGTTTCATTATAAACTATTTATGAGATTAATAATCTGAGCCTTTACTTCTTCCCTACTTGCTTGTTTAGGTGAAAGTCTGCTCTTTATATTAAGTATAATATCATTACTCTTATTACCAAAGTCTGCTTTAAAGTCTGTTATATGTGTATGACAGAGAAGTACAGGATCTGTTATTCCAGAAGCATTAATAATATTACACACTTCACGATATTGTGCCTCTGTAATAGCGTCACCAGTAAACCACTCAAGCTCTATGCCAATAAATGACTCGTTAGGGTTCTTATATGTCCCTAGAATCGTTTTAGGGAGGACTTTTATTGCTTCTGGTGTTGGATTGCTAACAGTGCCTGCATGCCACGCTACGTCCTCATTTTTGACCAACTGTGTCATTCTACCGTCCTTTGCAATCACATAGTGAGCTGATGAATATGTAACCGGATTACGTTTAGCACAAGGTTGATATAACCAATCAACAGCACCGTCATAATTTCCTAAAGTTCCATGTATAACAAATCCAATTTTAGGGGTTGTCCCTTTTGCGAAGTTTGTTGTTAGTTTTAACATTACTTGTCAAATTTAGCCTTTAAAGACTCAAATTGTTCCTTTTCAATGTCTTCTGAATTAGTAGGATTTTGTAGTAGTTCAACAACTGCTAGTAAATCTTTAGCTGACTGTACACCTGCGATTTGTGTTCTGTCGAGAGCTGATAAAATGTAATTTACAATCGCTGGACTTAGAGAGTAATTAAATTTAGTGTCTTGCATATTAGTTAGTTAAAATTTCACTTTTAATAGCTGTGATGTTTTGTTCATCTACAACGATGTTTGCAACTGTATCCATTAATGATACTACTGGCTCTGGTGCTACGTATGTATCTTCCTTGATAGAAAGTTCAGCCATAAGTCTTTCAATAGTAGCTGCTTGGTCTAGTTTCTCCTCTTCTGTAAAAAAATGCTCGAGGTACACAGGCTTAGTCTCTGAGTTAATACAGATAAATAATTGCTCACCGTTTTGTTCAAATCTTGTTATTTTCATAGTTATATAATTAATGTGCCACCCACGCAACACCGTTATCAAATACTGGTGTTACTACTGCTCCCCCTCCAACAATAGTGGCTAAATATGTTGGAGCTAAACCATCTGTAACGTATGTCATTCTCCCCACAGTACCAGCAGCTGGTAAAGTTGCTACTGTGTATCCTGCTGTCTTGATTATACCATTAACATCTAGTTTTGCGGAAGGTGTAGCTGTGCCAATTCCTACATCTCCACTGTTTTTAATTCTCATCTTCTCTGATGATGCAGCTGTGGAGAAGATAATATCCTTTGCTGCCTGAGTTGTGAGTCTTAAGTCATCACTTAGATTTCTAAAAGAGTAACCACCAGCTACTTGTATGTTTCCACCAGTTGCGTACATGTCACCACCACCAGTTACATATAGATTACCTACAACGTCTAACTTAGCTGTTGGTGAAGCTGTACCAATTCCTAAGTCTCCTGTTGATGTTAGTGTCATTCTAGTGTTCTGTGAAGTGTAGAACGACATAGCATTTGTTACGTTGTTGTATCGTATCTTACCTAGATTAGCTAGACCACCAGATACACCGAAGTTAATATCTTCTGCTGATGCTGCGTTACCATAAAGCTGTACAACTGGCACACCTCCTGCATGTTCAACTGTAAGTCCTGTAGAACCTGACACCATAAGATTAGATGTAGGGTTTGTAGTACCGATACCAACATTACCTGTAGTTCTTGCTATTGTTATTCTTGAAGCTCCTGCTACGTAATCATAAAAATCAAATAGGTTTCCTCCTAAGTCTTCTAGTAGACCAAGTTGATTAACTCCACCTTTTGCAAATCTAATAGCTGCTGATGCTGTTGCTCCTGCTGTATCAGTTGTATCTAGGAGAATTGCTGAGTACGCAGATGCTGCACTTTTTATGTGAAGTAAAGATGTTGGAGCATTAATACCAATGCCCACATTACCACCACTTAAGTTAAGCACAATAGGACGATAAGTAGTAGTATTAAGTCCATAAGCTTGCAAGAATCCATACTCATTACCAGCCTCATATCCAATTCTCATTCTGTAAACATCACTATCTGTATCACCAACAGCGATATAAGGAGAACCACCAACTTTACCAAATACAGCAGCAAGAGAGCCTGTTGTTTTTACAGATAAGTTAGCAACAGGACTTAGTGTGCCTATTCCTACGTTACCAGTGGTTGCTGCTATTCGCATAAACTCAGTTCCTCCTAACTGGAAAGACATCATGTGACCTATGTTTGTAGAAGATAGTACAGCACCAGTTGCACTACCTCCTATCAAAAGTCCAGTAAGATTAGTTGTGTGCCTAAAGTAAGCTTGATACTGTCCTGATGATTCAACTTGTAACCTATAGTTAGGGGCAACTGTTCCTACACCTACGTCACCAGTAGTTTTTATGTTCAAAAAGCCTGTAGCAGCGTTACCTATTGAGAACACATCTGCCACAGCATACTGCCCAAAATTATATTGAGTGTTATTTTGATTTGTAATAGACACAGATGCTCCTCCTGCCTTTATATCAAGAATACTTCCTGTAGTTGGAGCACCTCCTATACCAATGTAACCATTAGTAGCCAGTGTCATGATATTAGCTGCTGAAGTAGACATGAACTGTAGATTTCTAGCTTTTGTATCAATCCTATTCACTCCTAATATAGCCTGTATTGTTAAGTAAGAAGCTGGGTCTGTTCCACTTCCTATTCCAAACATAGGGTTAGCATCTGGACTTACAAAGAATCCACCTAATGCAGCGTTACGAACATCAAGTCTATATGCTGGTGATGTTGTGCCGATACCAAGATTACCACTTTGTAGTAGATACATACCTGCTGCACCAGCACTTACGTTAAAGTTTATACCAAAAGTAGTTGCATCATTTTGAATTATAAATGGCTTACCTCCTACAGCTTGAATGATGTGTGCTGCTCCTCCACCTTGTGCGATTCTGATGTACTGTGATGCGTTATCAAATCTAGTTACTCTGATTCCGTCTGTTCCATTGTCTAGTACTTCTATAGGTGCGTTAGCTAGTCTTGAACCGTTAAAGATAACAGGGTTTTGATACGCTGCTGTTCCTCTTACGATTAAGTTACCTTTTGTTTCTAAGTCACCAGTACCAGATAGTATATTCTCTACAGTAAGAGTAGGGATAGTAATAGATTCACTTGTAGAACCACAAGTAATGTTAAAGTTACTTGTATTAACTGCTGTGATGTACTTAGTGTATGTGCCTACTGCTGCAATTCTATCTATAAGAACACCACCAATATATGCAAACATGTAATAACCAGTAGCTGCTGTAACGACTATAGTAATCTTGTATGTTCTACCAGCTACGATTGTAAGTGCTGGAGTTGGAGATATACCGTTAGCAATACCTGCTGTTTTTGTAATTACACCACCACCAGCAGCCCATCCTGTAGCAGCGTTCCAATTAGCAGCTTCAAGTGCAGGAAGCATGTTAGCTCCAACTGTACCTTCTACGACTAAATTCTTACCTGCAGCTGTAGTTCCAACAGATAGACTTGTTGTAGGTGTTATTGTATTAACAGATAGTGTCTTAGTGTTTAGGTCTACGTTACTAGTAGCACCTGTGTAGGGAACATAATTTGTGCCACCAAGTGGATACTTACCATTTACTTTAGTGATAGCTGAAAGATCAACATCATCAAGTTCAGATAGTGATGTTGTTTTAGATGACTGTCTAACATATTTAACTATCTCCTCAACTTGAGGGGCATTAACAACTTGTTTATAGTCAATCTTTATCTCTCCTATCTCTGGTGATACTCCGTCCTTTCCAGCCGGTCCTTGTTCTCCACGTTCACCCTTCTCTCCATCTTTTCCATTATCACCACGATCACCTTTATCCCCTTTTTCTCCACGTTCACCTTGTTTACCAGTGTCCCCTTGTTTTCCTTGAAGACCATCCTTACCACTCTCTCCATCTTTCCCCTTTTCTCCGGTGTCACCTTTCTCTCCTTTATCACCCTTAATAAACTGTACAGCCAATGCAGCAACATCTTTTAGTTGCTCATCTTGCTTCTTTCGTGATGTTACTTTTAGTTGTAGTTTTGTCATTGTATCTCTCTTACTTCTTTAAGAATGTCTGCTTTTAGTGTTTTAACATATAAAGTTGATGTTACCCCTATAAGCGATGCTATGCTTATCCATATCACTGTCCACAGTTTTATAGCTCCTTTCGCTTGTGATCTGTTGTCTTTATAGTCTTCGATTATTGGGTGAACTTGCTTATCTCTCCATTCTTCTAATCCTGTTACTCTTCCATTAGTCTTTGTTGTTTGTAGTAGTATCTGATCCAATTTCTCTTCAAAACGGTGTTGATATTCGCTCTCATACTTAATATGATCTGATAAATTCCTATGCAGTTCTGAGAGAGTTGGCTCTTGCATATATAAATTATAACAGATTATTCCAAAATATACCCAAAAGAGTATGTCTTTGGTACTACTGGTGCTGTTGAACTTATTTTAAATTGTTGGTCTTTGCTACGAAATGTGTGAAATGACATATATTATTTAGTATAACAACTACATGAACATTAAAAATTTACTATTAGACGCAGCTCCCCCTGCTGCTACCATAGTCCAAGTACCTGATGTAGTGAATGTGTGAATGGTATTAGCACCGCTTGTTGTTATTGTACCTCCTGTTGAAGCAGTAGATACACCATCTGAACCGTCAGTTTTATATGCGATGATAACTACACCAGACCCACCTGCACCAGCGGTAGTATTTATATTTCCACCTCCTCCACCTCCTAAGCCATTTGTACCATTATTTGCAGCACCTCCATTAGCACCTGTTCCACCTCCTCCTGACCCACCAGTACCATTTGTGGTTGAACCTGAAGCACCACCACCACCAGCATAAGTAACAGAAGAACCACTAATACTATTAGCTGTACCACTACCACCATTACCACCAGTAACAGTAACCCCAGCAGCTCCAACAGATGAAGCACCTCCTCCACCACCACCCGCTGAGTTTGCCGCTGTTCCACCGTTATTACCTTGTCCTGCAGTTCCAGCACCACTTCCATTACCAGGAGATGTAAAACTTCTTCCCCCACCACCTGAACCACCACTAGCTGGAGCAACTGACCCATTCCCTCCTGCCCCACCTCCACCTCCGGTAGCACTTAATGTACTAAAAGTAGACGTACCACCGCTGTTACCAACTTCACTACCCCAAGATACAGCTGTAGCACCTGTTCCGACTGTAATAGTATATGCTTGAGGTGTTACAGAAAAAGTACTATTTGCTACATAACCACCTGCACCTCCTCCTCCTCCATAACCTCCATTACCTGCACCACCACCACCTCCACCACCAACAACAAGAGTATTTACAACATTACCACCAAATGGATAGGAAGAAGCCGCGCCAGCATTGTATAATGAAGTTATTTCTGCGGCAGATAAAGCCCTTGACCAGATACCCACTTCGTCTGTCATTCCTTTGTTATAACTTCCTGTAAATTCAGAATAACCTATCTTAACAGCATTAGTTATAGCACCACTTGTACCAGTATAAGCTGTCGTAGATGCTAGAGCAGAATCATTTATACGAACATATACAGTACTACCAGAACGCTGAACTACTACGTGATACCAAGTAGAATTACTTATTGACTGTACAGTTTGAGTAAAGAATCCTCCACCGTTATCCATTGTCCATCTATTATTAGCTCCATCTCTAAAGATGTACATGTACCTGTTTGCATTCCATGTCATTTGAAATTGGAAACTACCAGTAGTATCAGTACCAGAGTTCTTAGCCCAATAAGATACTGTCCAATCACTATTTTGTGTAAGACCAATATCACCTGTGTAGATTAATGTCTTATTTGTGTTAGTTGAACCAAAGTCTGCTCCATTATTAATTTTACCAGTTGCGTACGCAACAGAGTTTGTATTAGTTAGTGTAAAACCTTTACTAGTGGAGTCTAAGGCATTTCCTGAACTTTCATCTAGTTTATAATAAGAAATTAAATTATCAGTTAAAGCCATTTTATTTTATTATTACCCAACTATCTAATAGAGTGTCATATCTACTAAGTACACATTCTGGTGAATCTACTATATCTTTTACTTTATAAATGTCATTTTCAATATATCCCACAAAAGGGCTAGAAAGTATTTGATACCAGTACCCACTATCATACGAAATACAAGTATCAACACTATCTGCTGCTACTATTTGTACCATTCTTTCATTTTCTATTTGTTGAAAGTATTTCATTTTATATTGTAATTAAATCCCAATTGTTTTGTAATTCTGCGAAGTATGCTGCCATATATTATGCTTCTTGTGCCGATGCGACTAAGTCCCACTTTGTGTCAGTTGAATTATAAAAGAATCCTAGGTAAAGAGTTTTTGAAACAACTGTTGTAGTTGGTAATGCTGTACCCATAGCTCTGAACACTGCGTTCCATGTTAAAGCTCTTGCTGTACCATTATCTTTAATGCGAATAACAAGTGAGCGTCCTTGTACCAAAGTTCCACCTGGTGCATTAAATAGTAAAGCACCAGCTTGAGCTGTAATAATAAACTGGTCAAGGTTATCCATGTTAAGAGAAGTCCCTGTACTTGTTGTATATGAAGCTGCGGAAACTACAAGTGGTGTAGTTGTCTTAACTCTAACACCTTCTACTGCTACTACACCTGCTGACACTCTTGTAAGTGTTGTATCTGTTGCGTGTCCAAGTTCTAAACCACCAGCACCAGTAACTGCAAAGACAGTATTAGAGCCATCAGAAGTAACTTTAATAGCAGGTGAAGCGGTAGTAGCTTGCTGAATGTCTAGTGCGGCTTCAGCACCACCTGTAGCACTTAGTTGTACAATATTAGCAAGTGAGCGTGTTGCTGCTGATACGTTTCTTGTAATGTACAAAGCACGTCCTGTTCCACTTTGTGCTAACTGTGACAATGAACTACCATCATTTGTTGTTCCTGCGACATGTAATGGTGATGTAGGTGATGCTGTTCCGATACCCAAGTTTCCATTAAAGATTACATCTGCTGCTATTCCTGCTTTTGTATACCATGCTGCCGTACCTGATGAACCAGTATCAGTACCAAATCTCATTGTGTTACCAAGATTCCACATATTAAATGTAGAACCTCCTGTATAAGTATCAACCAATTCAAATTTTGGGTATTTCCTCTGTCCAGAGAATACTAAGTATGTATTATCAGTATTACTTCCTACTACCTTAACGTAGTTATTAATAGAAGAAGTTGTGCCTATTTCTAAAGCAGTTGCTGGAGCGGTAGTTCCGATTCCTATGTTTCCTGCGAAGTAACTCTGAGCTGCTGAGGCAGAATAAAGAGCGTAGTTATTTGCACCTGCTGCTGGAGAACTACCTATGTTTAAAGCGTAGTTTGTTGTTGCTCCTGTAGCGATAAAGTATCCTCCAATATTTAATGTTGCATCAGATCCTGTTGCTTCTCCGTCAACACCATAGTTTGTGCCTGTAGTTCTTGTGTTCCACCCAAGGATAGTACCAGAAGTGGTTGTATTTCTAACATCAAGTGATGTTGTAGGGGTTACTGTTCCGATACCTACACCTGTAGCTGTCTGTACAAAGTTAGTAGAGTTCTTTATTAGTTTACCTGTAGTTGTGTCAAATAAAGCCACACCATTAGCTGTTGCTGAGGCAGGACCTACTACATCACCTGAGCCGCCTCCTCCACCACCTAGTACATACTTGCCATTTGTTTGTGTTACGCCTGATAGATCAACATCATCAAGTTCTACAAGTGACACTGTCTTTGACGCTCTATTAACAGCAAAATCCGCCTTATCCATTATTTCTTTTACTGTTTTTTCGTCAACATCTTTACCATCGTTCCCTTTGTCACCTTTTGGTCCTTTAAGACCTCTTTCTCCTCGCATGCCTTGCTCTCCTTGTGGACCTTGAATACCAGGAGCTCCATCACTTCCATTCATTCCATTTAAACCATCACGTCCGTTCTTACCTGTGTCGCCTTTATCACCCTTCTCTCCTTTTATAGCAGATTGAAAAGCCTCATCATTCTTGAGTTTTTCAACCACCATCTCTGGTTGATGTATAGCATTCTCTCCTGTTTCACCTTTGTCTCCCTTATCGCCTTTATTTCCTTTAGGACCACGTAGTAAATTCCAGAGAGCTAGCGAGTTCTGATCATTAGCTTCTATTTCAAATGACTGATTCTTTTGTTCATCACCTTGTAAGAGTAGATGTTCAAGATTTTTGTTAGTCTCTTGTATACCTTCTGATATTTCATCTTGCTTCACTAGTTGTGCCTCATTAAGACTCTCCACATTTCTAAGAGTTTCATGACGCTCATCATTCTGCATTATTATAGGATCCAAGTTGTCTGGTTGCATATATGTATAGTATAACTTATTTATTATTTCTCGGTAACCTATTTATTATATCTGCAGCAGCACTATCATTATTTATCAGTGTTTGTTTTTCACTAGCTTTTTTGTGAGCTACCGATATGTCCTCTAGAGCTTTACTTACCTTCTTTAAGTCACTGCTTTTTAGTCCTCCTTCTGTAGAAAATGCTTTTACTTTCTGTAAAAAATCAAACGCTGGTTTGTTTTCTTCCCAGATATCATTCAACTGTTTTGTTCCATTTTTAATGTCTTTGTTCAAATTATTTAGTGACTTTTGTGCTTTTTCCGGAACAGGACTATTGAGCATAAACTTATTAGCAAACTTTCCTACAGTATCTCGTGTCGGTAAAATAGGTGCATCATAGTTTATCATTCCTCGTGGACTTTTTTTCATGGTTCCAACAGCTCTTACTGCGGCGTTCTGAATACCTTCTCCACTTTTATATCTATCAATCTCTTTAAATGCCTTCTGTAAGTATGTAGATGGTGTTCGCAGGTTCTTTGAGTAAGCTCCTAATGCTTTAGCTCCTATACCTTTAGCTAGTGGTCCTACGTTACCTGTTGCTGCTTGGAAAATACCATTTGCTATTTCTATGGTTCCGTATCTACTCATAAAGTCTCCAAGACTATTATCTAGCATTCTACTTTCTTGTTGAGCTCGTCTTACAAGATCTCTTTCTATAGTCTTTAATGCTCCATAGTTATCTTTAAGTGTAGCAAATCTTCCGTCAGAGATAGACTCCACGGCTTTATCTGCTGCTTCTGACAACTGTTTTGCAAGACCTGCTTCCATATCTCTTACAGCATTATCAGTTGTCCCCATAAGTACACCTCCAATTTTTGTATTAAGCACCTTATTGTACTGCGTTAGACCTTCAATTGGAATATTGCTTGTTCCTGGTGTTGTCATGTTAGCTATCTCATCTGACATTTTAGCAGCAGCATTTCTTACTTCTGTTGTTGTAAACTTATTACCTGCAACTTTATTAAGTTCATCAAGAATAGGTCCAGCATCTACTTGTAGGTCTTGACCGGTAGCTTCCTTGATTGCTCCACTAATACCTTCCCAAGTCTTATCTTTGGCGTCTTTGAAAGCCTGTGCAAATTGATTAAAGTTTGTTTCTCTTGGGTTCCACGGAACAATATCTCCAGCCTCATCTGTTATTGTAAGGTTTGGAGCCATTTCGTGCATAATATCAAAAGCCTTATATTGCTTCTCTGGATTCTTTAAATATACACCAATACTCTTTTTACCTTGTGTTGACAAAGCTCTGTTGATATTTTGTCCAACATCTGACATGTGTGTCTGTAGTGGTTTTGTTAGCTTTGCGACAGTACTTACTACTGGCATTGTTGCTGCTGGTATAGCTGTACCTAAGACAGACGCTCCAACTGCTCCACCTAATGCTCCTACTCCTGTATCCATAGCAACTTCTTCTAGTGGTTTCTTGTCTTGTAACGCTGTTCCTCCTCCATACATAGCACCAGACACAGCACCTTGTTTAGCAAGACTTGCTATTTTTGGTAGATTTCTAGCAACAATTGACCCAGCAACACTTTTTACTGGTCCCCCTGCAACAATGTTCGAAGCTATTCCTGCTCCTGCTCCTGCTCCAGCTAACATTGCTTTAGCCCCTTCTTTATCAAATGTAGCCTGTCCAAATGAAGGAACATTACCAAAATAACCATAGTCATAGTTTGTTGGTCCAGTAGGTCTTTGTGGAATGTTTACCGGTTTACCTTGTGCAGCATTTTTTACACCTCCTACTAGATCTTCTACACCTCTAGCTATATCTCTTGTTTGAGATACCACACCAAGAAAAGGTTTAGCAATACCTTGTACTATTGATTGTGTTAGTCCTGGTTCTTGAGTAGCTGGCTGTTCTTTTTTAGAATATTTCTGCTTAAAGTCATTTACTACAAATTGTATGTTCTCATCTGACTCCTTATTTACAGTCATTTGCTGAACAATCCCATCTAGCTTTGCTCTGTCTTGTTCGTTTAACATAGTTTTAGTAGTTATATTTAGTTCGTAATGATTCAGCTTGTGGGTTTACTGGTGTTTGTGTCTCCCCTCCTGGTCTACTTTGTGATGTTTGTGAGTAGTAGTTATTAATTTTTGTGTTCAAAATATCTTCAATATCTTTTAGAGCTTGCTTAGCTGCTACTTCTGATATGTTTTTTCTACTTAGAATAGACACAGAATCTGCTAGCATAGCATTTTCCTTATCTGAAATTGCTCCTGATCCTTTAAGAAGCTGTCTCTTATCAAGAGTTAAGTTTCCAAGAATATTATCTATATATGCTGATGTTGTTGGATTAGCTATCCCAGAAAGTAACCCACCTGGAGTATCAATTCCTCCGTATGCTGTAACATCCACATTTTTTATATTAGACAACATTCTTTCAAAGTTTGCTGCTTCTGGTTGTGTTATTAGTTTTGTTCCTTCTTTACCACCCGCAAGAGCGTTATACCCAACAATAATTTCATTCTTTAGGTTTAATGCTGCTTTTGTTGTTCCTATACCTTTTAGAGCTTCCTCTAGACTTCCGTAGTCACCTCTTTGGATTGCATTGATGTACGACTGAGCTTGCGGGCTTAGTGTTTTTATATCAAAAGTTCCTGTTGTCCCTGTTCCTGTAGTTCCTGAAGTAGAAGCCTTAGGATTAGTTGCAATTATTTCATATTGTCCTGTTTTAGGATTAATTCTAAACATCTTCTGACCTTCTGGTAGATTAAATGGCTTACCTGCTTCAATAGCTGCTTTTTCTTTTTCAAGAGCTATTCTGTTTGCTTGATCTTCTGCTCTTACTAGACTTGCATCTGATATCTTCTTATCTGCTTCTTCTTTTGCTTTCTTAGCAGCGTATTGCTTAACAGCAAAGGCATTCTGTACGTCAGCTAATGTTAGTCCAGCATCCTTCAGTTGACCTTTATCAAGCGTTGTAGGATCAACACCCATAGATATAAGCTGATCAGCGATAGCTTCTGAATTTGTTCTTGCTTCGTCTTTCAGACCCTTAAGGTACGCAACTCTATCTTTAACATTACCTGACATAGCTAGACTCTTCTTATCGTATCTATCTTGTGCAATCTTATCTACTGCTATTCTTAGATTATTAGCAGCCATCATTCTTTGTTGTTCTATATCATTATATTCAGCTTGGTTTACATTTGTCTGCTGGTCTACCTGTGCTGTAGCTACGTTACCTCCTACTGTTCCACGACTAAGCTCACCTGATCGTGTAGCTCCAAGTCTTGCTTCACCTATTATCTTAGCCTCTCTTAATTTATTAGCGTAAAGTGCATTACTAGCATCAATTTGCTGCTGTAACTCTGTTGCTAGACTAGCTTTTTCAGCATCAACCGATAGTCCTTTACTCTTTTCATAGGCAAGAGGATCAGCAGAATATGCCCCGTACTCATCTTGTGGCATTTTATAAGCATCTAGTATCGATATTTGTGGTGTAGAAGCTGTAACTTGTGGTGTTGGTGCTACTGTAGATCCATATGTATTACCACCTGCAGCAACTTGCACTGATTGACCTGTAGCAAGTCTTTTACCTGTGTTTGGGTCAAAGTTTACTACTCCTTCTGGTGTTATTGTTCCTTGTGTTGTTATTGGGTTCATATATTAATTATCTTGTTTAACAAGTAATGTTGTTGCTGTTAAAGCAAACCCCACTTTCTTACTATTTGTCCCAGCTGTATCAGATAGAGTACCTGCTGTATTCGCTAGATACTGTGTTGAAAGAGGCTGTAAACCTGAAAGTCCGGTAACTACACCATCAGTCTGAATTGTAGCAACTTGACCTAAGACACCCCCACCTGTAACCTCTGTAACAAAACCAAGAAAACCTGAATATAGATTAGCTTGTATCGCATTTGTTGTAGATGAGGCTGATGTCTTTTTAGCATATCCAAAAGTTGGTGCTGTTACTGGTCTAACAACAACATAACAACTTCCAATAATGCCTCCAGCAGCAGTAGCAGTAGACGTAAACGATACAGTATTTGGTGCAATTCCACTATCTCCTATAACAACGATATCTGTACCACTAGAACTAATACTAGATGTATTAGATAAGTCATTACTATTTAATGACGGTATGGTACTTGAAGCTGCAAAAGCACTTAATGCTAAAGACCCATTAACTGCAGGTGTAATTGTATTCGTTGCACCGCCCTGAGCTGCGTATGATGTTCCTGGTGTAGTTATATCTGTGTTGTAATAATTATAAGCTGCTATAACTGGAGTGGTAACAGAGCCAGTAAATGTTGCTGTAACTGTTCTTGAAGCACCAACATTTGGGCTTACTAGTCTATAAACTGAAAAATATCTACTAGAACCAATACTTACATTATTAATAACAGCAGTCATCGCAACACTATCAAAAGTTACTCCGCTACACGTATATCCTGAACCAGTAGAATAATAAACAATTACTATAGCTGTTCTGTTTGTTTGGTTTGCTACTGTTAAAGATGTGCCTAAAGTTATTACGCCAACATCAGAATAATTAGTTGCTTTTGCGTCAAAAGTAACACCACCATCAGCCTGATAAAAATAAGAAGCTACTGGATCACCTACTGCTAGAGTTTCAGCACATATTGCTGTAGTTTTTAATCTATATACAGGAGGAACCTCACCAGATGAATTATATCTAACAACTTTATTTGCTGTCGGTGTTGCTGTTGTATCATCATTAGTAACATACTTATTACTTGTAGAAGGTGTCCCAGAAGTACCAACAAGAGCATCATTTTCTGCTTGTGTAGGTACACGTCCATCGTTATCACCTACAAATATTGGTGTACCTGCTGATACTGGGGCTACTGATACTCTACCTATACCTTTCACAGATGTACTCGAATCTGCTGCACCTGAAATAGCCACACCATCTACATACGCTTTAGTGGCTAATTGATTGTTGGAATTAATTGTTGCTGTACCGTCATATTCTAGTGGCTCTGCAGCATTAAGATTAGTTGTACCATTAACAAGATTGTTTACCTGTAGTATATGAGCAAAATCTGTGATTGATACAGACGCTCCGATTCTATGCACTCTTGAAGTTCCTGCTGTCTCTACACCTTGTCTTGATACTGTTTTGATGTTTGTTAATGATGTTCCAGTAAGTGTACAAGATATATGTTCCTTACTTGAGTTTGAACCATCTATAGTGAAGAAATACCTTCCAGTAGGTAATGCTACACCATCGTCATCTGTTGCTGTTGATAAAGTTGCTGTAGTACCCCCTATACTAATAGCTGTTGCTAATGTTGTTGTGAAGTCGGCAATTATGACCCCTGTAAGTGTACTCATATTGTTTTATTTATTAAAAATTCTGATAACTGTTCTATTGTATTATTATTTCTACCATATATTTTATGGAACTCATTGTGAGCTTTTTTTGATAATGTAATACCATTTGAAGTCTCATAACGTAGTTCTGGTGAAGATGAAAAGTTTATAATATGGTGAGCTACTAAATCCCCTCCTCTTATATTATATTTTTGACATGTAAAGTTATCTCTTATAAAGACTGTATTAACCCACAGTCTATATTCTTTTATGCCTCTTGCTAATCTATTTTCTGAAGTTACCCCTCCTTTCCAATTATGACTTCTTTCTCCTAAGTGAGAACAAGACCCACAATATACCCTATAAACATCACTAATAACTGCCCCACAATCTATACAGCTGCCTTTTTTATGAGAATACTTACCATTACTTGAAATAGGATTTTTGAAACGAGATAAGTGATAACACTTACTACAAGTAGAAGCATTTTTTGCTTTTACTCCACCGCAAGAGCATGAATCATATTTATGCTTTTGTTTTGATTGTACCGCAGTTAATGTTGCCATATATTATTAATTATAAACTAGTAAATTGGATTATCCAAATTTGTTTGATCACCACTTAATGACACATTCTGCTTCTGTCTGAAACGTGAAGGTATCTTTCCTTCATATGTATCTATGTCTAAATCTAACTGACTGTTTATATCGACATATCCTATACCAAGCGCCCTGAAAGTAACTTGTCTTTTTCTAAACTTAGGTACTTTCTTTAGTCGTATCTCCACAAAATAATTATAAACAGTAGACACATCATCACCACCTATTTGTGCATCTCCGATCATGTTAGAACCAATAGACTGAGGGCTACTATAGTCCACATACGAACCAGAACCTAAAACAGTCCCCACCAACTGTTCGCCTGCTCCATCATAGTTTAGATATACTCCAAATGACTGATCTGCACTGATCTGTCCCATTAAACGGATTTTCCTGTATTTTTTCAAGTTTTCACTACTCCATGTTTCACCTTTACCGGTCCAGTAGTTACCAATAGCTGCTCCATCATCATCATATCCATCAAATAGTTTGTATACACTCTCTGTTATAGAAGACCCCATAAATAGATCACCTTCATCTTTAGCAAATGTTCTTCCAGCATATCCTGTTACATCTACTGTCTTATTCTCTACATCACAAATAAGGATAACATTATTAGTTAATGATCCAAGTGTTCGACAAGCAACCAAAACATACTTATCATAAGTATCAATCGTACAATCAGAATAGTCATAATTAGAAAACTTAAAATGAGTAAATAACACTCTAGGTGTTACTTGTCCACCGATAGGGTTTTTCTCGAGGAGTGTCATCTCTGGACGCTCATAGTTAGCTGTATTCATAAACACAATACCATACTGCATTGATGTTGAAGCTCTATAGCAAGGTACTCCAAGTTCTCTTCTATATACTTGATTACTAAATATAAGATCACCACTGTCTATTGATAGCTGGTAGATTGATTCATTCTTAATAGAGTAGTAATTACCGTCTTGTCCTATTACTACGTTAAGAATTGCATCACCTCCAACATCTTGTGGTAGATAAAACCCTTCTCCTGCTAAACGAGTAGCTGAGTATGTAAAATCAGTAAGTCCATTACTATTACTGTTCTCCCATTGGTATGAAGCTGTGCCTACACCAGCGTTTGATAGTGTGTACGCTCCTGTCATGTAGTTGATTGTTCCAGTGCCACCAAGTGAACCTGTCATAATACCAAGACCACCATCACTATACACTTCTCCTGTTCCTGATAAAGTAATAACAACACCAAAGCAATTTCTTAATGCAGACCCTGCTTTAAATGCCAATGTACCAGTTAATGATGTTGTAGCCTCTCCTGTGACTGTTGTGTAGTAACCCACTAGAGTGTTCTGCCTATCTTGTCTTGACCCATACAAGTTAGTCTTATTATTTGCGTTATTCCACAATAACATTCTTCCTTTGTCTATAAGTGACAGTCCTTTAGTACTTGCTGTCATATTGTTATAGCTTCCAGGATTAGCATTATTCATCTTAAAAATACCATCTATACCTGTTGCAAATGTAAATGTACCTGCTAGTGATGAATAGTTAGAGAAAGAATAGTCTGCATTTGATGTTAGACCTGTTACTGTAGTTACCCAAGACGAACCATTATAATATTCAATTACGGTACCTCTTTTTCTCCAGTGTACCTTTGTTCCATCTGTTTTGTAGCCAAAAATCTCACCAGTAATCTTACCAGCAGCACCTTGAGCACCTTCTAATATTTTCCCATTGATTAATTTCAATCTACCATCTCTTGTGTACCAGTTATATGAAGAACTAGCAGCATCGTCAGGGATTATTTCATCATCAACAATATTATGAGTGCCTTTTGTAAATGATTGTAGTGCTTTTTCAGCCATATTTAGTTCATTATAAGATTACTGTTCCAGTAACTAAGATCATCAAGCATAGATTGATACTTTGCTTGGTTTTCTTGTGCATATGATGTAGCTTTTGGTGATAATTGGATTATAGAGTCCTCTACAGCCATACCAAAATGGTAAATATCATCAAATCTTTCTGGTGTTAATGGTGCTGCACCTGCTACAAGTGCTGGAGCTACCATTATGTAGTCAAATTCATATGTAAAAGCCTCTGGTGTATTAGTAAATCTAATTTTACCATTTGCAATATCAAGATAAGCTACTCCAGTATGATTCCTATATTGTCTACGATCAGACCAATTAACTATCTGGTATGGTGTATAGTTTGTTCCGATAAAGATAACTTTAGGTGATGCGTTATTCTGTGGTGATATAGCGTTAGTTGTGTACTGATTGTTCTCAGTAAAGTATGCAAAATCTGTTGGCACTGTTATATAGTAACCTTCACTATCAGAAGACATTGTTCCTGATACACTTTTCTTTAAAAACTCCCAAGGTCTAAAATTGCAGATCTTATTATACACACGATTCAGAACCCTGTACTCTTCAGACGTTGATAACTCAGTAACATCTGATACTTGTAACTCAAAATTTGTGATTATTTCATCTGTACGTGCCATAGTTATATTTTAGCATTATTAGTTTGCTATCCCAAGCCTCCATATAGGAGGACTGAGTAGTAGACTAAGCTTGTAGATTTTTATAAATATAAGTAATTTGTTTTATAAAGTTATTTTGAGAAAATTTCCACTTCATTTTGTTACACATGTCGCAACATGGAGTTGAGTTTTCTTTTATATACCCTATCAAATTATCAATTCTATCTATACCTCTACAATCTTTTGCTCCACAGTATGTACAACTAGAATGAAACAACTCAATAAATATTTCTTCCGATAAATCAAATATAAGATTACGTCTTTTTGCAGCAAATTTATACTGCTTGTATTTATATTGATCTGTTTGGCTTAATTCTCTATTTTTTTGTTTATAGTCTATGTTGTATCTCTTGTGAAAATCTAGCCTTTTTTCTCTTTCTTCTTGAGTCTCATTAGATAGTTTTAACCGTTTTTGATTATTAATTTTTTCTTTATTTTTAATATATCTTAAACGAGCTTCTTCTAATAATCGTTCTTTATTTTCTATGTAATATTTAGTACTCATATGAGTACATTATATAGTATGTAAGAACTTTTTACAAGTGAAATAAAGATGTTACGCAACTAGAACTTTTACGTCTAGGAATTTTTTTGCGCCATCAGCGAACGTTTTGATACCTGCTAGGTATGAAGCAAACACGTTAGTACCACGACGATCTGCTGTAGGACGCATTTCTACTTCCTTCATATCCTGAACAACGAGATCAATAGCTCCCTTCTTGCCATAGTAGCAGTGTAGGAAGTTAGTAGCCCATGACCAGTTTGCAGCTGACTCAGAAAGAGTAAGTCTTCCTGTTCCTGTTCCAACGATTGTCATTACAGTTGCTGATGTAGCTGTAGCTGTAATTTTACCGATAGTCTCAAGGTCAGCAGCGTTTGTCAAAGCAACACCCTGTGCAGTTGTAACTGTAGGAGCGTTGATAAGCGCTGTAAGGTTAGTAATAGAAGCAGCAGCGTTAGCACCAATAAGAACGTTACCAGCTGTAGAACCAAGAGTTGTCTTCATTGTGAATACAACACCGTTGATTGTCACAGTATCAGCATCTGAGAAAGTACCTGCTGAAAGGAGAGTTGCCTCACCTGAAAGGTTTTCTGAAACGTAAAGCTGTGCATTGTTTACTTCACCTGTGTAACCATTCTTGAATACGTTACCAGCTAGATCGATGTTCTTACCAAGGAGGTACTGTGTAACATCTGATGCAGCATAACTGTCAACAACGAGAACGAGGTTAGTTGTAACTTCCTGATTGTTCTTGTTCTTAAGTTTAGCACCCATACGAGAAACCATTTGTGGAACAGTTGTACTTGAAAGAGTAATAGCTGTACCTGATGATGTTCCTGTTGTAAGGTCACCATTGTCGAATGCGTAAGCAGCATTACGAACTTCTGCGAAACAACGACCATCAAGGTCAAGAGCGATCTTACGACCAACTTGCTTACCAATAACTTGTCCAGGGTTAAGTGGACCAGCCTGCTTAGCTTCACCATCTGAAATGTGGAAAGCTGCTTCCTTCTCAAGGTTGATTGTGAGAAGCTCTGAACTATCAGTGATAGTATCGATTGTTGAAGCTGAACCACGAGTAACTGTACGAACTTGTACACCACTCATATCAAATGCTACACGCTCTACTGACTCTCCAAAACGGAGTGTACTCTCGAAACGAGTATTCATGATATCCTTTGCTACTAATGTCTTCTGAAACACTTCCTGATACAGGTTGTTATCGTGAGTCTTCTATTTCTCACTTCAGTATATTCCTATACTGTTCAGGTCATATCATGCAAAATAGATTTAATAACACTACCAATTATGATTTTTTGCAATCACTATACATTGGTTGATAAACATTTCCTTTGTGTATACATTTTTCATGTAATTACACATTGAACAACAAGCAACAGAATTATCTAATGTATATCCTTTTGAGCTATCCATTCTATCTATTCCAACAACGTTGGAACTATTACAATAGTAACATCTTTCATTAAGGATACTTAGTGCTTCTTCATCTGTTAGATGATACTCAATTTTTCTAGTTCTAGCACTAGATTTTGTTGAGTTCAATCTACCTTTTGGAGTTTTTTGATAAATTCTACGAGTAGCAAGATGTTTTTCTTTATTTTCTTTTTGCCACTTTAATGCAGAAGCAACTCTATCTTTACTTTTTTCTTTGTAGTAAGCATCAAGTTTATCTTTATTCTTAAGCCTATACATTTTATTGTATTCTGCTTGTTTTTGTTTATCTTTCATACTTTGATTATACCATAGTATGATGTGTTATCAAAGAGCTATCTTACCGGGTTATTGATGAGGATTATATTTATTCACCTCTGACCGTCACACATGCCCGGAGAGCCTTACGCTATCTCTCCTGCTAGCTCGGTATTGCCCGTTCTGGGGTTCCACCGAATTAAACCCGTTTTACAACGCCTATCGGTTAAGTCAAGCGTTATCGAACTCAGGACGAAAATCTGTTAATGCCATAATTTTGTTAGGTTAGTTTAGTAACCCCCACTTAGATTTTACTATTAGAACCCACTTCGTAGCATAATATCGTTGTATTCTGCTTTTCTCTTTGGGTCTTGCATAATTTCATTGAAATACGCTTTATCCCTTTGAGCACGAGAGTAGTCTAATGGCTGAGGATCCTTCCCTCCTCCTGGTGTTGTTGATACGATGGTACGCTTTCCAGTGATAGCATTACCATAGGTTTCCTCAATAAGCTGAGCAAACGTCTTGTTACCATTCTGAGGTAGAAGAGATAGTGACTTTATTACAGCAGGGTTTACAACTGATGAGAACTCCGGCATTGATGCAATCGCTGCGTTATAATGAGTATCAAAAGCTTTATCAATAGCTGCTTGTCTCTCTTTTTCCTCCATAGGCTTAAACTTTGAAGAGATTTTGTCCTCCACCTCTCTTTCTGTTTTAGAGCGAATCGACTTCTCAAGCTTATCTAGAAAGGTTGGGTCAATATCGAACTCCTTAGCAATCGAAGCTATATCCTCTGACACTTCACTACGGGGAGCATCATTTGATTGGATCTTAGCTTCAAGCTCTTTTATCCTCTTCTCTGCATCCTTACGAGCCATCTTTTCTTTTAGGAAAGCACTCTCTGGAACATGATTTGGTTGTTTTTCAACTGGAGCTTCTAGGACATCACTAATTGTTTGAACTGTTGGCTCAGGTGTTGCAAGCGCCTCCGCAACTGGAGTGTTTATGTCTTGTTCAGGCATTGAAATAACATTTTTACGATGATGCACATCGGAGCATTATTACCAGCGCTCACCTGTTAAAAAGTTTAGAGACCTCCGTCTATACATTTATTATACAAATATAATGATGTATGTACAACATAAGATCAGCGAGTGGGGGATTCGTCAATCATTATGCTGTACGCACAGCACTAGGCTGTAAGCGTATCTTCTAATAACTCCTTAAGGAACTTCTCATTATTTTGAGCTCTTTTAAGAACTCTAACAACATCTAGCTTAGCTTTAATATCACAAGCAAGAGAATTGAACTCAAATTGTGATAGAGCTGATCTATAATTAACGAACCTATCTATATCAGAAATAATGTCATCAGTTAATGTTTTTATTAACACCTTTCCCCCTTCTGTATCAGCGAGTATCACTAAGTCCTTAACTTTATTAAGGTCTTCAATAATATCTTCTTTTTTAAAGTTTGACATCTAATTCTGGTATCTGCTTAAGAATTTCTTTCACCTCTGCCTCATCTTCCTTGATCTGCTTCTTGAATGCTTTTACTGTATGGTAGTACTCGCCAAGCTTTATCTTAGCTTCCATATACATATGAACAGCGAACTGTTGCTCATCTGTTAGCTTAGCAAGCGCTTTACTGTGATGTTCTTCCACATTCTTCATCTTTGCCTCATGATACGCAGCGTTAGCTAATAGCTCACGAAGCGTCTTCTTATGTGACTCAATGTTTTCCTTAACTTCTTCAAGTGTAAATGTTGGAACGAAGCCGTACTTCTCAATAACCCCCTTCTTTTTATTGTATTTATATTCCATATATGTATGTATAGAATTAGCTCTATACAGCCCCCATCGGGCTTACTGGTGCTTGTTCCATTGGTGGAAGTGGTTGTGAAGCTTGCTCAATCTGTTGTTTAAATAATATGTCATTAGCTTGTCTTATCATGTTTCTTGAGATAACTTCCTTTAGGGAGTCTGCATATACAGCTAGTCTTCTATAGTCTTCTATATCAAGTGATTCTTGATTGTTTGTCATGTAGTCCACAATTCTCTGCATATATGCTGTAGTAGCTGCTGGATTCGGAGCAATATCTTCACCATCAAGTATTCTTTCAATGTCTCTCTCAGCCTTAGACATGAGTGATTCTGTTCCGTAGTCTGTCTTATCCTGGAGCTGTCTGATAGTCTCATCGTCAAATCCTACGATAGACGCACCGATCTCGTATGCTTTATTAGCATTCTGCACTGGAGGTTGTGCCATAGCTTGTTCTTTCAAGAACATAACCTTAGCAGCCTTCTCTTCTGCTGATAGTGCTAGCTCTGCATTAGAAGCTTCAACCATAATTCCGAACTTGTCATCCTTTCTGAATATATCTCTGCGTGACACCATTGTTGTACTAACCCCATCTGGTCCTAGGATATCAATAGCTGTCTTCTTTAATAGGTGTTCATCTACTCCATTAAGATAGAGCAACGCAAATCTCTTGTAGCCGAATGAGTATGACTTGTTAAGAAGTCCGAAACGGTCTGCAACTGCTGCTTCGTTACCTTTATAGATAGATACCTTTGATGATGAATTATTCTCTGCTACACCTTGTGCTGCTGCTGTAACTCCTGATGCTTTTTCCTGGATACCTTCAAGTGTCTGGAACACTTCAATAGGTGTATTAATTGCTGGTACTTGTACTCTCTGGAATGCTTTTGTAATATCAAATGCTCCCTTAACCTTAATGATTCCATCACGTCTGTATTTAAGTTCTGCAAGGTTTTCTATGGCTGTAACATTAACAACTGTCTGTGGCTTTGTAATCTGTTCACCATTATCAAGCATCTGGTTGATTGATACAGCTTGAGCCATGTATATCTCTCTTACATAGTCACAGTATGATGGTGTCCAGAACTCTGTTAGATCGATAAATGATGCCCATGACCAATACCACCATAGATCTGATGCAAATTTATCCTTAAGCTCTGTAACTTCGATTGCTGTAGACCCGTCTTCACAAAGTAATAAGAAGTATCTCTTTCCACCGTATGTTGTTCCCCATCTCCAAAACTTAAACTTATCTACGTCTTGTAGCTCTTTCTCTGTACTTGCTATACCTGTAGCTGCTATTCTGTTCTGCTTATTAGTCTTTTCCTGTGATGACTCTGTGTTGTTTCCTGACCCATCAAGCAATCTTGATGACTCTGTCTTTAGGTATGTTCCTTCTTTAACACCTGCTTTAATATCGTCTCTTGAGAGTACAACACCATAGTCACCCATGTATCTAGCTCTTTCCATATCAATACCACCTGCTGATGGGTCAATTAGGAAGTCATATACATCAACGTTATCTAAGTGAGGAGTGTACCCATTCTCTGACTCTGCATAGTATGAGTATATTGCTCTACCATAAATCACGCCTTGTTTCTTCCCAGCGATGTCTTTAATGTCCCAGTTATCACGATCAGCGTCTGATGTTCTGAGTGCATTTAGCTTCTTTACTCTATCCACTTGTGATTCTTTACGCTTTGTAAACTTGAATACCAAAGGATTGTCTACCTTTGATAGAATTGTATGCACAAAAGAAGCCATCTGACCTAAGTCTACGTTAGCTCTTGATTCAACTGACTTAACCTTACGACCATAATATAGATCTTCATTGATCTTCCAGTTTGAGGTCTTTGACTGTTTATAGTTGCGACTAAACTCTATTTCGGTGAGAGCTTGAGATATTATCTTTGCACGTGTTTCAAATGGTATTGTTGCCATATTATTGTTTTTTAGGTCTACCATATGTCTCTGTCTTAGTATGACATGGATGACATAATGTTCTACCATTATTTATATCAAATCTTAATTCTTTATAAGTTGCAAATGGTTTTATATGATCTGCATTAAACTTAATAGTACCTGTTACACCTTTAATAAATTTTAATCCACAATGAATGCACATATAGTTATCTCTAGAGAATACTTTATTCCTCCATTCTCTGTATTCAGATGTTGACCTGATTCTTCTAGCTTCACTTGTTGCTCCATTCTTCCAATTAGGATTACTGCTACCAGTCATTCTAATTTTAGCATTTACTCTAATAGCTTGAGTGACACCTTTTTTTATATTTTCAATATGCTCTTTAGTAAAAGTATTTCTTTTACCTTTATTAGCTAAACTAACTCTAGTCTTATGTTCTTCTGATAGTTTCCTACCAGTCAAACAAGTTATTGCTGAGCAACTTCTGCTACAAAAAGATGCTGTATTCCACTGAGAAATAGAGTATTTCTTATTCCTACTAAAAATTTTATTACACTTGATACAGTTTTTCGTATCCATACCTACATTATATACAATTTATTATATAAAACATAGCATCACAACCCAATAGAGCTATAAAGTGGCTCTGTATCGTCTATCAAGTCTAACATTCTGTCATCGTAAGGCTTGTACGCCACCTGTTCAGCATATGCAAGAGAGTCTAGAACATCATCATTCATGCCACGAGGAAACACTCGCATCTCATTGAACAGTGCATCATTGTCTCCTACGAAGAAAATACCCTTGTTAGCCATTCGAGGTATCAATCCTCTGATGCGTTGCTCCTTATTATTGCCATTATGTTTGAGTGGAGTCACTACGAACCACTCTCCACGCTTTGCCATCTCTTCTTCGAGGAAAGGTTGTACTGCTAAAGTAAATGTTGTCTCTTCTATACCTATCAACTCAGGCTTGTATGTCTTAACTAAGTAGAACATATGATCAATAAGCTCAGCACTATTCTTCTTAAGCTGCTGCGTTGATACATACCACTTGTTATCTTTTGTGACTCTAATTATCGAGATACCAGTGAAGTCCGCCTGATCCTTCTTGCTTGCTGCTGGATCTATGGTTATGAAAGTATTGTACTGCATATGCTCAATTACATTAATATCTGCTTTCTGCATCCACTCTTTCTTGAACTCAGCTTGTGCTTCATCGACTGGCTGATTCATCATTTCATATGAGAACACATATGGCCCAAGCTGCCTTTGTTTATCTTCGAGTGATACTTTACCTGTTTGTTCTGCTTCTACGTCTGTAAGGGCATATTTTGACTCCCAAGAGGGTGTTCCATTGACCATCACTGGTACGTTAAGAACTTTGATCTTATGATCACTCTTTGCTCTATCAATTAAGAATTGCACGTTACCATATTCAGATATATAGTTACCAAGATATAAGATAGACGCTTCCGGACTCATACCAGCGAGTGCTTCTGATATATGCTCTCTGATCTGCTTAGTATATGCTGCACTATCCTTTGTCTTGTTAGTCTCAAAGTCATCAAGTAGTAGAAAATCAGGACGTTGATTAAGATGTATACGTCCACGCATTGATTCTTGTGTACTATGAGCTTCAACACGAATACCATTCTCAGTCATGAAGTTACTGATCTTAGTCTGTTTAATGTCATCCTGTGACTTCTTACGTGAGAATAGAAGACCATAGTCCTTTATAAGTCTCTTGTTGTTACTTAACTCATAAGCCACATCGAATAAGATACGTTCTGAGTTTTCCTTATCTGCACTGTCCACGTTGATATATAGTTTCTTTTTGAAAGTGATCAACCATATCACGTATAACTTAGCCAGAGTAGTCTTTGCTGACTCACGGAACATAATAAAAGCAAGCTCTCTGATCTCCTTACCTTCCTGGAGCTTCTCAAGCGAGTCAATCATCTCAAAGTGATACGGTGCTAATGAATACTTGAAGTAATCTTTGAAGTAATACACAGCGAACAAGCCAAAAGACTCCTCAGCTAATAGCTTACGTTGTCTATCTGGTCCGGTTAGCATTGCATCAATAGCTTCTTCTCGTATCATTTCCCCAATAGTTGTTTAATTTGTAATCGTTCCTCCTCAGTTATCGTCTCAGGTATGAGATCCTTGCCATCTTTTCCTGTTACTTCTGCGCGTTCAGACCACTTTTGTTTTTGTAGTCCTTTTAATGAGAACTCAGTAGCTCTCATCTGTAATGGTTTACCTCCCTTCTCAGGATCATCTAAGCCACCATCGAGTGCAATATCAAGGTTTTTAGTAGCTTTTGCTATCAAAAGAGCATCGCTGACAGATTCCGTGAACCAGGAAGTTGTGTTGCGAGTAATGTTTTGTGAGTATTCATCTGAGTACCCAGCTTTAAGTCCAGACTGATATGCATTACTAAATGTTTCACTCTTAGGATCAAGGTAATATGAAAGGAATAGATCTTGTCTAGGATCCATCACATACTGATTAGCTCCATTTGGATTTGTTTTTTTAACATTTTCCTCCATTCTTTTTTGGTTTTTTAGTCTCCTTCTTGTGATACTTTTCTTCTTTTGCCATGTTGTAGTTGTAAAATTAGTTTAGCTTTTTCCACTCCACTCATTGTATCATGTCTCACTGTTGCCATCATCTTAGCGTGGCTTGTCCTCTCCTCTTGTGACCTCGATGCCCAGTATTCCTTTTTTACCTCTGATTTACTTTTCATCGTGCTTACATTGTAGCATTTATCGTGCTTACAGAGCAAATTTTTTAATATTATACCATTTCGTGTCAAGTTTACCTCTAGGGGGTGTCCGCTTAAAACCTTTATGTAATAAGGTTAAAAACACAAAGTGGACACCCTGACACCCCCTCAGGGGGGGTGCACCGACTATATTCAGTCACAGATAATTATACTACATAAACTTTAATAGTTAAAAAGGGGTGTAGGGGTGTCCGTTTAGTGATTATACGTTAGCCTGTAAGGGTTTTAAGCGGACACCCCCCCCCTGTCCGTTTGGACACCCCCCCTGTCCGTTTTGTAAGCACGACTTATCCACTTTACAGTATAAAAGTACCATGATATACCTAGATAAGACTAACAGCATCTTAGATTGTTAGTTTAAATCGGTCTCTGTATACAGGTTATCTTTTACCTAAACCGATTGGTAATAGGTAGCCCGTATACAGAGTTCCAAAGATATATTATGGAAAGAAAAAATGTTTTAGAAGTCAGAGTCTATACTGGCAGTGGATATGAAGATTTTGTTGTAGGTCAAGTGGTTAAGCATGATCACATATTTAATAAGAGTAACTTTAGAAAACAGATAACTGTTAGAGAAATTTTTGTTGGAGAAAACTATGTGCATGTTGTTTTTGATGAATGTTTAGGTTTTGTTTATGAAGGTCTTAAATATAGAACAGCTTATGAGTATGTTATATAATAATCCTTTAGCAATAAAATATGGAAATGAAAGTCGATGGATAAACTGGAGACTTTCAAAAACAATGACAAAGAAAGGTTTAAGAGATGAGAAAAAACCTTTCTACATAACAGAAGATGGAAAAAGGGAATTTGCGTCATCTACTGATCCAAAAACATGGAGCAATTTTGAAACAACATCAGAAAGACTTGATAATGGTTCAAATAATTTTGCTGGATTAGCAATAGTATTAGACAAAAAGTTGTTATGTATTGATATAGATCATGTCGTAGTTGGTGGTAAAGTTGTTGGAGAAAAATCAGAAGAAATATTAAAATTACTTAAAGCCTCAAATTCTTTTACTGAATACTCTCAGTCAGAGACAGGGTTACATATATTTCTTGCTCTAGATTTTGAATTTAGACCTATAGCAAATAGAATTGTTGAGCCATATGAAGTTTATACAAATGGAAGATATATATGCACTACAGGTAATTCGTACGATAAAGTTCCTAAAAGTGTAAGACTTATAAAAACAGAAGAAGAATTAATAAAAATTCTTGAGGTAATTGGTTATCCGTGGGGTAAAGAAGAAAAAACTACCAGTACTAACGTACAGGTAGTTGTTCCAACATCAAGTCTAACGAATGAAGAAATACTTGAAATCATGTTTCGAGCTAAGAATGGTGATTCCGTAAAAAAGCTCTATGAAGGTGACACTAGCATGTATGAGGACGATGAGTCAAGGGCTGATATGGCACTCCTATCAACACTAGCATTTTACACTGGCAAAAATGCTCAACAAATGGAGATGATATGGAGATCTTCACCATTAGGAGATAGAAAGAAAACAAGAGAAAGAGCAGACTACAGATTAAGGTCAATAACTAATGCAATAGATTTGTGTACAAAAACATACACACCTAGAAAAAAAAATACTGAATTTCTTGTTAAGACTGTTAAGCAGGAAGGTAAATATGTGGAAGTTATAATCCCCTGTAAAGAGAATGTGCTTATTGCTTTACGTGTAACACATTCTATTGCTGGTAAAGTTAGGCATAATCTATGGACTGACAGAATGGAGATACTAGAAGAAGGCAAATGGAGAAATGCGGTTGATAATGATTTTAATATCGTTAGATCAGTACTAGCAAATAGCTACAATGACTTAGCTTTTATTGCAGCACAAGAAAATCATGTTAAGTCAGCATTAATTCAATATGCTTATGAAAATGCAGTAGATCCAGCAGTAGATTTTTTTAAGTCATTAAAATGGGACGGTGTACCAAGATTAGATACTTGGATTCAAAAAGCGTATAACACTGAAGGATTTGAAGAGTCATACAAAGCTTTTGGAAGACAATGGTTAAAAGGATTAGTAAAAAGAGTTATGGAGCCAGGTTGTAAATTTGATTATGTGCTGATCCTTGAAGGACCACAAGGGTTAAGAAAGTCTATGTCATTTTATAAGCTTACGGCTCCGGAGTGGCATAATGAAATAACATCAAGCCCTACTGATAAAGACTTCTTTATGATGATGAAAGGTAAAATGATTGTAGAGTTTTCAGAAGGTGAAACACACGATCGAGCATCAAGTAAGTTGATGAAGTCAGTTATTACACGATCTATTGATACATACAGAAATCCTTATGGTTATTTTACAAATGACAACTATAGAAGATGTGTGTTTGCAATGTCTGTTAATGATCTAAAATATCTACGTGATGAGTCAGGTAATAGAAGATACTTACCGGTAAAATGTGGAACATCAATTAACATTGACTGGATAGTTGAAAACAGAGAACAGTTATTTGCTGAAGCGTATTATTATGCAATAACTTTGGGAGAAAATATATACGATGGACTTAACACAGAAGAAATAAAAGAAATGCAAGAGATGAGAAGACAAGAAAGATTTGAAGAGACAAGAATTATAGACTGGTATGAGGATAGAACAAAAGAAGAAAGAGAAGAAGGTTTTACTCTAGAAGAAATATTTGTGAAAGCTGTAGCAGGTGAAGGAGATAAGTTCAATCAATTACACAATAATATTATTCCACCGATTCTTACACATGTTCTTAAATTAGAAAGAGTAAGAAAAACAAAAGACGGTAAAAAGAAAGCATTATATGTACCAACACCAGCGACATATAAAAAGTTTCCATTAGCAGAGGTAGACATTAATTTTAATCCACCAGAAATATTCTAAATATATGATAAACAATATAAGAGATAACGAAGTAAAAGCTTGTATAGAATGGTTACGTTTACAAAAAGAAAGAAAAACAATTAATACTAACCATTCATCATATGGTTACAAACATATTGTTGAGAAATGGTATGGAGACTATATTAGTAACGATTCTTTTAAAGAAGCAGTTAGAATACTAGGTATTAAAAGTAAAGAGATTCATGACAACATTTACATAGCTATTTCTGAAAAAACAGTCAGAAATACACCTATTTATAAGGCTTAAAAGTTATACACACCCTATACCTATAAATCACTTGCATTATATTTGTAAGCACGATAGAATATAAGAGTAGGTAAATATTAACAACATAAGCAGTAATAAATAAATTATATGCAAACAACAATCAACGGTGCAGGTTATCACGATTACGAAGACGTAGGATTACACTTTATTGATCAGTGCGAGCGAGTAGAATTATCAGACTGTCATAATGTAAAAGTTATGCCAATATCAAAAAGATGTCCTAAGTGTTTAGAGCATTCAGATACATATTACAAGATAATCGAACCATCATACGAATAATATGAAAAAATATCTACTAGAAACAATAGAAGAGATGAAGGTTATACAAGGTAACTGGGACGGTAATGAAGGAGGATATGCAGAAGAACAAGCAGACATAGCAGGTGATATTATAGAGAAGTCAAAAGAATTGATAGATCTTATTAACGAACTTAATGGAACAAATTAATTATGAAAAAATCATTTAGACTTGGCAAAGGTGTCAATCAGTACAAGCGTACATACAACAAAGAAATAGGAATGCTCATCGGATTACTTATATCTTTTATGGTAGTGTACATAGCTTCAGTATCAGAAGGTAAAGAGACATACATACGTGAAGAAGAAAAAGTTGCTGTAGTAGTTAATGCTAGAGTACCTGAGACAAAGTTCAATAAGCCTTCAAAGAAAGTTATTGAAGATAAAATAAAATTTTACTTTCCTCGTAGTTGGAGAGACATGATCCCTACAGCATACGCAGAGAGTGGAATGAACCACGACGCTCAAGGATGGAACTGCTGGTATAACCATGATAAGACTATTGTGTACTCTACAAAAGTAAAAGGATCACACTCTACTTCATGCAAGAAAGAACACAGAAAGTATAGTTGGTCAATAGACTGTGGAGTTTTAATGAAAAATCATATTGGTATCCGTACATGTCCAGTAGTATCAGTTGATGATCATTTAAAAGAAATGGCAGCACTATCAAAGGTCCAGGGAAAATGCGCCTGGTTTGCTTATCCAAAGTGGGAACAAGAATGTAGACGAAAATAATATGAAAAATATAACTCAGTTTGAAGTATATGTAGCATGTATCTTGGCTCTAGCTACAGAGAAATTATTAACATCAATACTTAAATAACATGGAATATATAATAATCGTAGGTCAGTTTATTAAGTGGGCATTAGTAATGATTTTATTACTAACAATAATAAATTTCATAGGAGGAGGAACTATTGAGATAGGAGAGGTCACTGGAATTTACGGAACTAAGACAACACAGATACGATGGTAATATGAAAAAAATAGCAGTAAATATACCAGGGTACATCAAGTCAGTTGTAGATCTAGAAGATCGTATCCAGTGGGCTTCAAGTGAGACAGTAGTAATACCAAAGGATATGAAGTATCCAACATCAGGATTAAGGGGTGCAAGCTTACATGCTTTTATTAAAGGATTTTTACCATAAACTATATGAAAACATGGCAAGAAGAATTTGATAAGATGTGGGGAATAGACGGTAATGGTGATAACTGGCATGAACCAGATTGCAGTGGAAATGATATAAAAGACTTTATTCAATTACTTTTAGATTCTAGCTACAAAGATGGTCATACATATAGAGTAAAACAAGAGAGAAAGAAGACGGAGGATAAAGTACACAAACACTATCAGGAAGAGATTAAAAAGATTATTGCAGAATATAAAGACAGCCATACGTATCTTGACGTAGACTTATTACAAAATATGTACAAGTTAATAGATACAAACTAACGACTTAGAATACATTGAAGAAAAGATGAAAACAAACTAATAAAGAAATGATAATACTAAATATAACAAGAGTAGAAATTAATCCTAAATATAAGAAACCAAAGAGTAGTTATGACATACTTAATCAACCGTATGATGTACCTGAACACTCAAAGTATGAAGTTCTTAATGTAGAGATTACTGATGAGCAATTCCAAAAGATTAGAAAAGCAGTATTAGAAGTATTTTAACAACTAATTGCTAACATGAAAGAAATACTGTCACCTATACAATTCTGTAAGTGCGATATGTGTAAGAACTATTATAAAGTATTTGGAAAGGTGAAAAAGATATAATGTGGACAAGTACATTGATATGTTGTGTATTTACTATACACTGAATATATATGATGTACTCATGGGATGGAGATTATCAAGAAATAAAATATATAAGAACAAAGCCTATGATCGAATGTGTAGAACAGGGTAAATATTGTATGAAGAGGTTCCTAGTAACTAGACAAGGACAAACAGACACCTGCTTAAAGTGTATGGAAATGCTAGATGGTGAAGCTCCTCCACTACTAGAAAAATTAACTAAGAAGACTAAATGGAATTTAAAAGACTAACATTATGGCACTAGTATATGAGGTATATAAAGAACCAATAGACAAAGAGAAAGCAATTAAGAAATGGTTAAGTAGACCATATAGCTGGAGTCAGCATTGTTCCTTTACTCAATATGGTAAAGAGGGATGGTATAAAAAGTATATTGAAGAAGGAGAAACACCGACAAATAAGTATATGATATTCGGATCTATGATAGGTAAGAAGCTAGAGACTGATCCAACATTCCTACCAACAGTACCACGTCAGTCAGTGATGGAGTATGGTGTAGAAGCAGAGTATAAAGGAATAAAGATGGTAGGTTACTTTGACAGCTTTTGTCCAGATGTACTAATCATTGAAG